GGCATACATTCGCCACTAGATGCATTGAATGTGGATGTGACTACAAATCACTAAGTGAATTGCTTGGCCATTCAAACGTATCAATCACAATGAATATTTATGTGCATCCACAAATGGAATTGAAGCGAAAATGCGTTGAGCTGCTTTGTGATTATTACAAATAGTCAATGTATGTCATTTACTGCGAATTCTACAGGTGGTTTATACAATCATTCTATGGTACGTGATGATATAGGTTACATATATTACGGTGCACTTCTTAATAGCAATGGTAATCAAATGGGCGTTCATGACCACAATAAAAACATGAAAACGAAAATACCATTATTGCAACCTTATATCACTGTCTACTTTTGGCACCGAACTGCATAGGTATGTCATTTACTGCCAATAGCACTGGCGGTGAATATAAACATAAGTTAACTGTAGATGAGATGCCTAGCCACAAGCACGCAGTATATATTCAAAACAGTACGTCTAACCCACAAGTAAATGCTCCTAAATGGACTATTGCATTACCTAACAGTTGGAAACAATATGCTTCAGATACGAAATTATTTGGACCAAGCACTGGTAATGTAGGTGGTGATGCATCCCATAACAACATCCAACCGTACATTACAGTACACTTCTGGAGAAGGACTGCATAAATTAAGCCGTTCGTCTCCAAAAGAAAACAACTATATATGGTTGAACGTGGTTAATTGTACGATCATCCGTCCAATTCAATCGTGATTGTGATGTTTGAGAAGAACCAGCGTTGATTATATATCCGTTTGGAATTACTGATGTTCTGTTATAGTCACCATTCTTCGCTCCATCAGGTTTACCTGCATAAAAGGCATTCATATCCCAACCAAACGATGTAACATGGTAGTGCGTGCTCTTGTATTTTCCACCAGTATCTCCTGCGGTAGTAAATGACATACTTGTACTACCATCATTACCAGTACCTTCACCAACTAATGTTCGACCTTGCCCAAAGCGTTCCCATGTGCCACCTAAGAATGTACCAGGATTGACATTGTTGTAAGTTATATAAACTGAGCCTACTGGATACATCGCACTCTTGATTGAATTAACTAATTTATTCCAATCACGATACATAACAGTGTTACCACCGTTAACTAACATCTTAGTTGAGGATGTGTTTTCTTTGACTGAATTAATTGCTAAATCGCCATTAACAGTTAGTCGGTTAGCGTTGTTACCATCTTGTCCAAAAAAAGTTAATGATTTTCCATCTTTACCAAAATTAATCAATGCATAAGTTGGTGTAACTGTAACGATTTGCCATGAATAATCACTCATGAATTTATCTTTAACACCGAACGCAATTTCATACGTTGTAGTTGTTGAGGTAAATAAATTATCTGCTTTGTAATCTTGTTCCAAAGTGTAGTTATTAGCCCATGAATTAATCTTAGTCCATGAACTAGCACCGCTTGCTCGATACTGAATATAGAATGATGTTACATTCTTATTACTTAAACTAGTAAATCCAACTTTGAAATGTAATAACGCATACGTTCCACTTGATTCATCTACTGCATAGCCTGAGTTAGCACGCTTTGCACTTACATTTGTTAAACTAGGTGGATTGTATGCAACTACATTTATTGAACCACTCTTAGTAGCAGTTCTACCACGTGAATCTGTAACTGTGATTGTGTATGATAGCGTACCACTGTTTTGAATTGCTTGAGTTGTGAACGTGCTACCGCTATATGTTTGGCCATTGAATTTAGTCGATACTGATGTGATTGTTGAGCCTTGATTCCCACTTGTTGGTATCGTGAATTTAATACACGATTGTGATTGTACATATAAGTCCATTGCTTTACTGATTGAGTTCGTATCTTCTATCGTTGGATTACCGACTGTCGGCACTATACCACTTCTAACTTGAACAGTTGCGTTAATTGACTTCCTGCCGATAACAGTATTTCCATTCAATGTTTCTAAGATAAAAGTAGCAATCGCACTTGTTGTGTCAGGCATATTCTTTTCCCAACTTGTAGGGATTGCGTATGAGTAACTAACTGCAGTTGAACCTTTATCAAGTGTAGCTATGAGCTTTTCTTCTCCATTCCATGAAGAATATAGTTTATGACTAAAGTTACTTGAAGCACTTGTACCTGTGAATTTAATTACACTTCCGCAATCTAGACTAGGTTTATCAACCGAAGGAACAGTTGCACGAGGAATTGTTGTTAGTTTTAATTCTCCACTACATGAGCCTGTAGTTGGTAAGTATGTTCCTCTATCCGCATTGTTAAATGATGCGCTTACTGCAACAGTTTTAGAACCATCTGCGTTATGACCAACAGTAGCAGTACCGCTTGCCACCCATACAGTCTGACCATTGCCAACTGTAGGTTTATGAACTGCACTGTGTACAGTTGAACCATTTATTACTACAGTATAAGTTTCTGCTAAACCATAGTGATTATGGTATGCAGTGTTCGAACGGATACCAACCCACCATTCAACAGTCGAAGTGTTGTTTTCGATTGAATAAGATTTCTCTGAAACATCCAATAACAACGAATACTTATCTGTTTGTCCTGTACTGATTCCTATATTTCCACTAAATTGAGCCATTTAATCACCTACCTTATCTTTTTAAAATCTAACGAGCCATTCGCTCTTGGTACGAATCCAAAGTTACCGACTTTTAATGACTCTGTGAACTGTCCATCTGTGATATACATTGTTTTGTCATTGATATAAGTTACTTTTTCACTATCTTTTAGAATCGCCCATTCCTGATTCGTGATTTGAGTTTTAAATTTGTTACCTGACTTTCCTAAAGTTAATGCATCTTTATCAAAACTCATGTAGCTTTTGATTTCATCAGTTGTGTCTGTTAAACCTTTTAAAGTACCATTTATACCATTGATTTGACCACCAATTTCAGTTTTAGCAGATTTAATATTTTGGCCGATTGTCCATGTAAAATCATCTTTTGTTTGTGTGAATTGAGATGTAACATCTTTTTGATAATGTTCAAATGCAGAGTTTGACACGTAAGTTTCAGATACTTTTGAAGTGATTTCATTTGCTTTAGTCTCAATAGCTGATTGTCGTTTAACAGTTTCTTCATTTACTGCTTCCCATGAACTATCACAAACTGGTGTTGTATAAACTGTTGAAGCAGGATTCTTATAAGTAACTTTATATCTAGTCCATAAATATTTACCATTTGACCATGTAGGCATTGATTCAACCCAAGATCCTCCAGTTTGTGTCGTTTTTGAATCACTCATGTAATACTGTTGAGTCATACTAGCTACACCAGTACCAGTCGCACCAGTAGGACCAGTCGGCCCTTGAGCCCCTGTCGCTCCTTTGACACCTTGGACTCCTTGCGGACCTTGAATGCCTTGAGGCCCTTGAGCTCCGGTAGCGCCTTTATCACCTTTCAATCCCTGAGGACCTTGAGGACCAACATCTCCTTTTAATCCCTGTACTCCTTGTGGTCCTTGTGCACCTGTTTGTCCAGTTTCGCCTTTTTCACCCTTTGCACCGTTAACACCCATTCGTCCTACAGAATATCCAACAGTAGGAGTTCCACTAGTGTAATTAGTTGTTGTCTTAGTCCATAAATATGAACCTTGAGCAACAGTAGGAATCGTAGCAGACCACGTTCCAGTAGGTACTGTTGTTCCAGATGTAGATGCTTGATATTCAACAGTTGTACTTGCAACACCACGACCATCAAACTCACCACTATTAGCACGATCAGTTAAACTATTAGCTTTATTTAATGCGCTGGATGCATTACTGTTTGCACTGCTCGCAATTCCTTTAATCTCTGTTACAGACTCGGCTTGTATTGTTATTTTTTCTGAATTTTGTTTAATTGCAGTTTCAGTTTTGGTAACACGATTTGTTAAAGCGTTCAAATCTTTCTGAGCTTGCTCTGCATTAGCTTTAGCAGTATCTGCAGTTGATTGTGCGTTCTTAGCATTATTTATTGCAGTTTGAGCATTGTTTTGAGCAGTAGTTGCATCTTTCTGTGCTTGTACTACATCGGCCTCTGCACTTGTTAATCTAGTCTTTGCATCACTTATCTCTTTTTCACTCGCATCAACACGACCTGTAACTGTTTCTAGATTTAGTTTTGCATCCGCTAACTCTTTGTTAGCACTATCTAAATTTAATTGAGCACTATCTGCTTTTTTCTTCGCTTCATCTGCTCAAGTTTGAGCATTCTGAGCGTTGCCTAAAGCTTTATCCGCTTGAACTTGAGCATCTGTTGCTTTCTTTGTTGCATCAGTAATATCTTTCTGAGCTTGAGTTGTATCAGACTGCAGCTTTTCAATCGAGCTTGCTTGAGTTGATATTGTATCTGCAGTTTGTTTAAACTGCGTGTTCATACTTCCTTCAAGTGTTGTTAAATCACTCTTAGAAGCATAAGTCTGTGAAACTGTAGTCGATAACTCACCGACCTTCTTTTCAATTTCTGTTGTAACATCTGCATGAATAGATTTTGATTCAGTAGTTAAATCAACTTTTGTAGCATACGTTTCTTTTACAGTAGCAATTTCACTAGCGTTAGCATTTACTTTATCTACTGCGCTTTGAATTTGCTTCTTTGAATCAGTAATATCACCTTTAATCACATCAATTTGTTGTTGAGCTTTACCAGTACTTGCATTTGCATCTTGTGCTAACTTCTTAGCTTCACTTGATTGAGTGTTAGCAGTGTTAGCTAATTGATTTGCTTTACTTGCAGTCGTTTGAGCTTGTGCTGCCTTATCAACTGCTTCTTTTGATTGAGTGTTTGCTTGAGATACTTGAGTATGAATCTCACCGATTTTCGCATCAATTTCATTCCATGTGTTGTCAAATATAGCTTTCGTGTACTTGATTTCACTAGGATTAGCATACGTACATTTCCAACGTTTCCATAGAAACTTATCACTTTGATAAACCACATTACCAACAAACCACTCACCACCGATTAATTCGGTTTGAGATGTTGAATAATAGAATTGTTCCTCGGCACTTACAAAACTTTGGCCATCTTCACCTTTAATTGTTGACCATCTGTATTTGGTTGGGTCATCAGAACCATACTGTTTTGAATCAGAATACTGACCAATAAATTTACGATTTGAGTCTGTTAAACTAAAATCAACACGACCATCTGAACTATTGGCATAGGCAATATGTACATAAGCACTAGTTCCATTCTGACCGTCTTGTAAACGCATTACAGTGACTTCTGCACTTGCTTTAAGTATTTCACCACTCATCGCTTTAAATCGGTATACGGCCTTTTCTGTGAAGTCTGAAGCACTGATTGTAATGGTTTGATTTGTTGATATTTGTACATCATCTTTATACCAAATAATTGAATACTTAGATGTGATATCAACCCCATCATCCTTAACCAATGCAGTCAACTTTGTGCTATCTGAATCATTCTTAAATAGAACTCCATTTGTTGATACAATCGAGCCTTCATAAACCTTTTTCAATTCAATCATCTTGTTCATTTCTGAAATAAGAGCCGAACTAATCTGTGATTGTTTTTCTTCAAAGTTATCAAAAATAGTCTTGCATTTCTCTGAATCCGTGAAACAAATCTCTTGTTCTGTGATTCGTGCCTCCAAATACAATGTAGGACTATACTCCGTATCTTCAATCGTGAATGTATCACCAATATCACCATCAATATATGCGTCAACATCGTATGTAACTTTAGGGACACAGTTCTTTTTTAATTGTGCCAATGCTTGACCATACAACGTTTCTACATTTTCAGTTTCATAAGACCAAATTTGCACTGCGTACATATCATTTGAATGATTTGTGATCAGCGTTGAAGGGAATCTGTCTCTAGCTTGAGGTGCAAGTATATTGTTACCTTGAACTTTATACAAAACATTTCCATTCGCATCTCTAATAACACGGCCACTGATTGAGTTCAATTGCAATCCATTTGTTCCTGTAGGCCTGATTGCAGTGTATAACTCAGTAATATCACTTGTTTTAGTGATTCCGTAAATGTTGTTTGGGTATCTTAAAATCGTACTGTGTTTATCTGTTCCCATCCCTTGAGCACTGTCAGAATGAGCACGATAAATATTTAACACAACATTCTTCAAAGAATAATCGTCATTTAATTCAGTGACAAACTCTAATTCTGCATCAAATACATTTGCGATTGAATACAATCTTGCAAGCACTGTATCACTGCCAGTCCATTCGTGACTAATCTTCTTATTTGATACTTCATTTTTACCGATAATAAACGATCTTTCAAATCCATACGCATTTATATACTCTTCAAACGACATTGCTTTAGTTGCTTTATATGCATCCACATATTCATTCGTTAACTCTAAGCAAAGGCCATAGGCGGTAACAGTTGTTGTGTCACCACCTTTTTCGACACTCATGATCGTTAAATGATAGTCTTTGTCTTTGCGTTTAAAACTTAGCTTGTTTCCTTCAACTAAAAAGACTGCATCATCATGTGCAGTCATCGTTGTAAATTCAAATGTATATGCCGAACCTTTTAAATACGTATGCAAGGTTTCATCAAAATAATGCATAGCACTAGGCACAGTGTTGTCTAGAAAAGTTAGAACCTTATTGTAAGGATTTAATATTGCAATTCTTATGTATTCCATTTATAACCATGCCTCCCTTATTTTAGCTTTAACTGTTGGTTGAGATTTTGTCCATTCTGAGCACGTAACTTTAACTTCTGACGTTCCAACTGGTGCTTTAAAGTACTGAGTACCTAACACTTCGTCCTCTGGTCTAGCCATTCCATTCACATAAATATGAGATGATTTACCATCAATCGTGATATTTGTTCCACTTGGGTATCTATTAGGTATATCCTTCCATTTTTCAACGTTCATCTTTTCAAAATCAATGACATCAAATCCAATCATAGACATGAACTTATTGCCACCTCTATCACCCCATTGTTTCACTGCAATTTGAATCTTTGCACACTTCATGTTTTCAATCTCTGGGATGTAGAAGTTGTAGTATCTCGCCCAAAAGAAGAATCGAATATTCGCTCCTTCTTTTAAAACATCGCAACTGCCCCATTCATAATAAAAGGGGTTCTGAGCTTGTAAATGAGATGTCGTAAAACTCCAGCTTTTCAAAACCTTACCATTTGCCCATATTTCATAATGTCCAGTATTTCCGATTGCATCTGTCTTGTACCAGTTACAACCACAAATCAATTTGTCATCTTCAGTCAAGAAGTTAATACACATCTCACCAGTTTGCCCCATTAAGCCTGCATAGAAGCATAAATGAAACCAACAATAGAAGTTCTGAGCGCCACTCTGATCTCCACTTGAATCTGCAGGTAACACAAATGTTCTTAAACCTCCATTTGCATTTCCTTTTTTAGTTCCAGCAGAACCTAATCCAATAAACTTTTTATCAAACCAAGTATGCTCAGCTAGTGTTCCATTTGTTCCATAACTTGGATGCATTACATCCGTACCACCAATATCATCATTGCATTTGTAAAAATCATCAATTGAGGCTAACCATTCACTTTGTTTGTATGTCTCACCATCCAATTCTTCAATTTTGCCATATTGCATGATTCCATTTTCAGAAACTAATCCAATATATCCTGTTTCAGATGCAGTAGTAATATCATAATCAATACTTACTGGCACTGTACCTTCGTTAACAATATTTAGAACACCATCAGTAGCAACGAACTCTTTTTCTGTTGTCGAATATTTGCGTGGGTCTGTACAATAAATTTCGATTTCACCAATCACGTTGTTGCTTCCGCCATCAACCTGTGTATTTGAAGTCTTTGTTCCAATGAAATACTTATCGCTTTCATCATTGAAGATGATCATAACTTGCTCACCACTCAACAATTTATTCATCTTGTTATAAGCTTCTCGAAATTCTCTGCTTCCTCTAGCTCTCAATTGATATTTAACAGTAATCGTTCTTGCAGGAGTTGTTTTATATCTGTAATAAGAACCATCCATTCCATCAATTTCTTGATCCGTAACTTCTGATTCCATTAACTCACGTCCAGTTACAGAAAGTGTTCGATAACCATCAATTTCATTTTCTAAAAAAACGCCATTATATGACATGGCTTCTGTCGGTAGGTTAGTACCGACAATGCCACTGTTCACTGTATCTACAAATGCATACATTACTTGTTACCTCGCAATCTTTCGTTGAATTTAGAGTGTCTATCAAACTCATTCTGATTCGCTCTATATGTTGCACGTGCAAATTCACGATCATTGATATAAAGTGGTGTTTCAATCGTCAATTGAGCATTGTTCGTATATTCGTAATCAGGATTCATGTCGCTTACGACCCCTCCAAAAGCCATTTTAGGAGCATCTACCATTGGGAGATATAATAAATCCTCTGAAGCTTTTTTTACGTCAGAATACATGGATTCAAGACCTATAACTAAGCCTTTACCAATCCACATACCATCTTTTCTAGTAACCTTAGATGGGGAACCGATTTTAGCTTTTGCTTGAATAGCTGCATCCGCAGCAGCTGCTAAACTAGCGGCCGCAGATCTAACAGAACCTTCACTAGCTCTTAATCCATTTGCTAGACCTTGACCAATCATACGACCACAGTATTCTGCTCGTGATTGACATGAATTGAATGCAGATAGAATTGATTGACAAGAACTTTTTGCAACTGATACACCTGTTTTAAGACCGCTTGATAAGCCTTTAGTAAATTTAGTTCCCATTACAGTACCACTAGTTGTTGCTTTTGCTTCTGCATTTGTCATTGCGGTAACAATCGCGTTAATAGAAGTTACTGATGCACTAGATGCACTTGTAAATGCGCTACTAATTGTTGATGCTACTGTAACTAACATCGCAATGCTTGCTGCAGTAGCCATTACAGAACTTGCAACTGGTGCAATAGCTCCTGCAAATGCAGTCATAGCTCCACTTGCAACTGTTAATGGTTCTGAAATTCCGCTTAATGAGCTTAAAGCATCTGATAATGATGGAATTGTTGCCGATAATGATTCAATACCTGCTTGAGTTGATACGATCATTGTTAATGCGGTTGCTAATGCCATCATTTGAGCGCCAGTATCGCCCATTCCACTTGATGCAGTTGCAATAGCTCCAATTCCTACTGCTACCGCTCCTAGACTAGCTCCCATATCAATTAAGTTAAGGCTCGTAATGATCTTGATTCCATTTGCTAGTTGCTTGAAACCTTTACCTGCATTTAATGCAGACTGTCCAACAGATTTAATCACTCCTGATACTGAGTTTAAGATTCCACTTACTGTTTCACCAAATGATTGAATCACATTTGAAATCCCTTCAAAAACATCTTTAATAACTGGGCCACACGCAGAGACAACATCTGCAACACCTTCGAGAATTGCTTTCATGCCTTCTCCTTGAGATGCAACTAATGCCATAGCAGCACCAGTGGCAAGAATAGCCGCTGCCAACGCTAACCATGTAGTTGGCGGTACCATTGCAATTGCAGTTCCTAAACCTGTAAATGCAGTTGCTAAACCCTGGCCGATTCCTTGCGCTACTGTACTGATTGCAGTACCGAATGATTCAATAACTGTACCGACTCCTTCTAATGCGGATTTAATTCCATTTCCAAGTCCTTCGAATACATTACTAATTGCATCTCCTAGACCAGTAATGATTCCTTTCGCTCCTTCACACGCAGAAGAAATAACATTTGAAATCCCTTCAAACGCAGAATTAATAATCTGAGCTGCTTTGGATGTTTTTTGTGCAGTTTGTATACTTGCATTTCCAATATCAGATACACCACTTGAAGATGGGCTAGATGTTGGAGCACCTTCTGTTCCTCCAATGCCTTTGATTTTATCCATGATTGATTTTAGCTTTGAATAGCCACTCTGTGCAGAGCCAACAACTCCCTTGATTGTGCTAGTTAATTTGCTACCAACTTTTACTCCAACAAATGCTCCGGCTAACAATTTAACTGCACTCGCAAATTTCTTAACATCTTCTGTTTTAAGATTTGCTACAAAGTCTGCAATCTTACTTGTTACATCTTCTACTTTTGCAATGATATTTCCAATATCCTGTCCTAACTGTTCAAAGACTTTGCTATCCTGTAATTTATCCATTACATTTCCGATAGCATCTTTGATTTTGTCGAACATTGTAATCGCGTTCTGTACGGCATCTGTTTTCATAAAGCCATCATAGAATTGTTGGATCATAGCTTTTGCATTGTTTGCTCTGTCTGCAAGCCAATCCATAGCCTTTGAAACATTCTCCATGACTCCTGGTTTAAAATCCCATGTCAAACCATCGTCCTTAGTTTCCATGATTGAATTTCTGAAATCGTAGATTTTAGATTTAATCTTTTCTAGATTATCAACCAATCCTCCCATAGCTTTTGATTTCAACATGTTATTCATTGCAGACATGAATCCTTGTTCAAGGTTCTGCACTGCGCTTTTGATGTTGGTCATAGATGTTTTGATACCTTTAGAAGCTTCTAATGCAGTGTCTGCAAATCCACCAGTTTCTGTATCACATTCAATCATTGCATCATTAAACTGATCAAATGTAATCGTTCCATTCTGCAAGGCATCATACAATTCATTTGCATTTCCACTCGCAATACCTAGTTTTTTTGCAACCTTTGTCAATGCAGGTGCCATTGTTTCCTGTAATGTTCTCCATGATTGCATATCTACTGTACCTTTAGCAAGCATCTGTGAATACTGTTGTAATCCACGTGATGCATCTTCAGAACTAGATCCACTTGCTAAAAACGCATGGTTCAATGCGATTGTAGTATCCGTTGCCTTGTCAATATTACCTGTAACGGCCGCCAATGATTTAGATGTTGTAACGACATCCGCCAAGCTCGTTGGTAAGCCTTGAACCGATTGATTTAACTTTGCAACACTCTTTTGAGATTGCTCAACTTCGAACCCCAAAGACTTCATTACTTTTGGATAGGATTGCATGGTATCAAATCTGTTTATAGCACCATCAAGAGATGAACTTAGAACGTTCATAGACGTTCCTATAACTTTAGTGATTCCAACACCAGCCACAATAGATTTAACCCTATCGCCAAACGACTGACACGATCCTAAAGCTTTTTTCATTGTGGAGGTCATATTCTTGTCGGTTGCCGACAATATAGCCTCGACACTAAAACTTTCTGCCATTGTTATCCCTCCTTCTTTTGTTCTTTTATGAACTGTGCTAAGCCATCAAACTTGCTTTTTTTCTTAATACCCATAACTCTGTCTAACTGCTTTTGATAGTCAAAGAATTTATCAAATTTCGTATATACAGGCTTTAACTTTTTGCCTGCACGCCTTCTTGCTCGCGCTGTCATATTTAAATACGCCTGCAAGTGGATTTCGTACTGTTTATCTACGATTTGAAGCTCTTTAGACTTCATCAAAAGACGATATTCGTAAGGGGTAATATTATTTACTTGCTCCAAACTTTTGAAGTCTAGGTATCTAAAACAAGTCATTACAACACGTTCATACATTTCTTCAAATGTTTCTTCTACTTCGTCTCTGCTTCCTGTACGCTCATTAGTTGCATCACTTCTTTTCTGCATACATTCGCATGAGATAAAAAATTGATTACATCCTCAAAAACTTTATCAATGTCTTCAACATCTTCTAGATAGCTTTCAATCTGTGATTTTTTCAATCTAGGAGATTGACCACTGTTCATATAGAAGATGCAATCTACTAACGCATCAATATCTCCTTCGAGGATGCTTGCAACCATATATTTCAATCCAACTTCTTTTTTTGTTCCTGTACTTGATACATCAATAGCTACTTTTTTGTTTACCTCGTGCAAGAACCCAAAACCTGCTACTAGTTGATAAATTTCTCCATTTACTTCAATTTCCATGCTTTTACTCATTTAAAATCCTCACTTTCTAAATACAAATATAAAAGGGGCTTTTCTGCCCCTATGTTCTATACGCTTTCTGTTTCTTTTGTTACATCTTTATAAACGTAAGATGCGATTTCCTGTTGTTCTTTAGTTACTGATGCATATCCATCTGCACCATTTCCATTTGCTCCAAACGTTAAATCAACTTCCACAGAGCCTTCTGCTTCAGATGAAATCGAGCATTCTGTTAAATATCCTTGGTAGTATTTGGCTTTAAACTTACTGACATTTGTTTCAGTTCCTTCTTCCGCTAGGTTTACTTCCCAACATTCGACTAATTCATCTGCCAACATAGCCTTTTCTAATTTATCAATGATTGCATCACCTTTTGGCATAATAGATGTCGATGTGATTTCAATTTCTGCCACTGATGGTGTACGAATAGTTCCATCTTTTGTAGCAGTTGTATCTGCATCTTTTGTAACGTTTCGTTCGTTTTCTGTTGGGAAAGCAATTGCACTAGCATTTTCTTTCTTTGAATCTTTTGCAACTCTGAAAAGATAAATAAGCTGCTTACCATTTACCGCTTCAATTACTTTACCTGCGAACATTTGTAAATCAAATTTCATTATTTTCTTCCTCCTGTAATCTTGAAATCCAACTCAAGAACACCATGCATCAATGGTGCTCCTGTACTAGAATCCGATAATATCCGTTGGTTGATATTTTGGATCATAAAAGCAAAGTTGTTTGTGTGGTTAATTTGTCTAGCCACTTCCTTAATGGTTTGCATAATTTCCGATAATTCTCCACGCTTTCTAGGATTGTTGTGCCATACATCCACAACTTGCGTGATAGTGCCTAGAATCATTGTTTTATTTCCATAATCATCAACAAGTTGACTGCTACCGATATAAACATACGGATATGGTGTGCCTTCACTAGGAAGGAACGTATCATAAACGCTTACTCCTTTGCTCTTTAACTCTTTTTTTAATTGCACTAGTAATGTACTAAATAATTCCTGCTGAGAATCCATATCATCACCTACTTAACTAGCTTTTTCATATCTGACTTGAACATTGGCACTTGTTGTTTGAACGCAGGCCTAACAAATGGTTGTGCATCCATGAAACGTGTTCCAAATTCAACATAAGGTGCATAATGTGTTGTTGGCCCTTCTGCATATGTGAATCCACCATCACGTGTTTCACCTCTGATACTCTTTTTAGTTGTTCCTATTGTATAGTCCCCTTTAAATACCGCATTGCTAACAGTTTTACTTTGCAATTCTATACCGTTTTGTTTGACTACTGTTTTCACATCTTCCAAAGAACAATTCTTTTTTAGCTTCTTCTGCAGTTTGTCTAATCCTCTTATTTCAACTTTTGCCATTTATTGCACCTCAGACAGAATAAAAGACTCCTTTGTACGGAGTCTTCTTGAATAATCAACTTTGTATTTTTTTGTACCGATTCGAATATGATCAAAAGGCTTTTGATAGATGTTCTGTATATGACAAGTAAGGCTACCTTGTCTGATTTGTCCGTATATCTGCATCATAGTTTGTGTTTTTGTATCCATTACGGAAGCCATTACCATTTCTTCTACAGGTGAACCATCTTCATAGTTGCCTGTGTTCTCGTTATAAGAACCTTGCACAAACCTTTGAAAGTAAATAGGTTTATCGTACCTCATAAGAACCGAACCTTTCCTTTATTTTGATTGGCTTGCTCATCTCTCCAGGATCGAATCTCAGAAGAGAAAGAAGAGAAGTCATCATCATTAAATGACATTGACTCCCCTTCAACTGAATGTGTTTGAACACCCTCAGAACCAATCCTATTAAAGCGTTTGATGGACACTTCAGTAATGATATATTCTAGTTCGTCAGGTATGATTTGGACGCTTAGAAGCGCTTTGAGTCGACTTTCCGTAAGTCTTACAATGGTATCTAGCTTTTCATCATCAGTTTGCAAACCAAGAAGCAGTTTTACATCATTTAATACGGTTGTTGTCGACATATTCAATCACCTATGCCTTTAAATCAACAACTACATCGCCTTTTGAAACTGCTTTATAGTTTTGATCGCATTCTACCACAGTACAGTGATTAGTTGCTTCTGCTTTAATATCTGCTCCTTCTTCGAAGTTCTTCCATGATTTTACATCTGCACCATAAGCAACAGTATCTTCAGAAGCTCCAACCTTATATTTGAATTTGTTCTTCATAGATTGTAACTGTTCTGCAACTGCAACTTTTGTAGTTCCTGATTCTTCACCTTGAGAAGCAGTCAATGTTAAATTACGCAATGTTTGAGTATTTGCATCGCCTACTGCAAAGTGTGCAATTGCATCCTGGTATTCACACATTAAACGTAATCCCATGATTGCGAACATATCAGAAATAGCACGATCATAGTTTCCTTCTACATGGAATCCTAAGAAACCAGTAGTGCTATCTGTAGTATATGAAAGTCCTGCTTTTACAAATTCAGAATCACTTGGATCTACATAATATGCAATGATGTTGTTCATTGGAGTAGCCACTACTGTTTTTTCTGCAACTCGGTCTGTTAAGAATACAATATCTGCTCCTAAGAAGCTCTTAATGTATGTTAAACCGAATGCAGTCTGCATAGATACATTAGCTTCTCCTAAATAGCGGTAAGCATCCAATGTGTTGACGAACACGGCAATACCAGTAGTATTTCGTTTCATTTGTTGGAATTTGTGTTTAACATTACCGATTGCCATTGCGATAGCCATTTGCCAAGTAGCTTCATGTCCTACTAAGCTACCTAAATTCAACTGTTTATATAAACGATCAGTGATGTTATCTTGCAAATCAATACGGAACTGTTCATCAGTATCAGATACTGCAGCTTCAAAACCTTTTTCTGCAATTGCTTCAATAGATACGGCTTTACGGAATTTCTCGATTCGAATTGTATCGAATACTTCTTCTTCAACTTTGTATTCGCTTAATGGAATAGATTCACCTTCTGCTACCTTTCCATCCTGTAATGTTCCTGTTACTTTCTTTGTTTTCAAAACAGAACCGTTTGCTTTACGAATTGGGCGAATGATTCCTAATACATCCAATAAAGCTTGGATATTCTTTCCAAAACTAGTAACAAAATCAATTTCATGTGCTCTAACTTGGATGTTATCTGCTCCTGTTAATCCTGTGGGTGCTGCAAACATTTGCAAGTTCATACCTTTATAAATTTTTTTCATATGTTAGTTCTCCTTTTTCTATTACTGGAATAAATCCATATTTTCCGCAATCATGCGTTGTCTTTCCATTGGATCAGTGATATTCAAGATTGATTCACGAGTTACACCTTTGTTTGAACCACCGCGTTTAGGACCGTTTCCTTTCAGTTTTTCTTTAACTGCTTTCTCTACTTCAGATTCAAACATCTTAACGAATGCATCAACCGCTTTCTTTGTTTTATCTGCATCTTGATTAACTAGAACAGATAAAAGGTCATCACCAACGTTAATATTGTGCTCTGTGCACATTTTGCGTGCTTCATTTGTCATTTCTGCAATCGCATTTTTTGCTTTCAATTCATCCAACTCTTTTTGTACCTTGTCACGTTCTGCTTCTGCTCGTTCTTGAGCATTCATGTCGGCTAAGCGCTTAGCTTCTGCTTTTTCTTTTTCTTGATCTGCTTTCCAACGTGCAAATCTTTTATCAAGAATCGCATTCAAATCTTCATCTGAATACTTCTTTTCAGATGCTTTGTTTTTTTCTTTGTTGTCTTGTCCATTTGTTGATTGAGTATTTGTTGATTGAGTATTTGTTGATTGAGCGCCCTCATTTTCGCCTGAAGTTTCATCTGCAAAAAGTTGTAAGTAAAAAGGTAGTCTGTCATTGAATTTTTTCATAAATATTTTTCCTCCTATTTTTCTGACTTTGCTTGTCATTTCCCATATCTTTTTAAGGCTTAAATGCTTGGCCTATAACCCATACAGTTTAACGACGTGAATGCTTGGTCTTGTTTGGTAATGTGGATATGTAGGCTTTGTAAGTCTTGGCTTTTCCACAAAAAATGCACCGTTGATTACGTACTTCAACGATGCACTCTAGCCACTTGTCAAAATAAACCTTTTCGACACGCTCCAAATATTTGTGATTACACATCTCTCAATTCCACACATTCAGGATATGCTTCTTCTGTGCCTTTGCATCCAATTCTGAAGAAATTTATTGCTAATTCTCCAGCAAGATCTAATCCTGAGATATACAACGTCTTGTAATTCTCATCAGGATTATCGTATCTGCAAAATGCATCGGATGTCATGTCGATTGAATTAGCCAATGTCAAAAATAGTACTGAGATAGCGCTGCAGACGATATCTTTTCCTATCGGAGCGTAACGAGCATGGCCATGTACTTCAATCAGGCAATCACTTTCTGTCTGTTTAATCTTAATTTTTATCACATAGTATCACTCCCTTGCATAATAAAAGGCCACTCGTTTTGAGTGACCATAATTACATCATATTTTTTTAATACTCATCATTTAGTATGTTAAAGCGGTAAGGATATTGTTCGGTAAATCAACATCTGAAAGGCGGCCTTCATTTTTCCTGAATTCCTCTGAAATTTTGTCCCAGTTTTTATATAAAACTTCTGCGTTTTCCCAATCCTCCAAAAGATTTTCAAAAAAAACTTTATCGTCAGTTATTTTGCCATCTAAAACTGGTTTATTTTTCATAGTTATCAGTTCCTTTCTATACCAAAACTATAGCCTTTTTTTAGGAACTTTTCAATAGCAACATCTTTATCTTTGTACTTTTCAACTATATCTTTCATAACAGATTTTGCTTCTACAAAATTAAAGTTATCGAGTTTGTTGATATACCAAGTTTTTCCTTGATTTGTAACAATTGTCATTGTTTTTATAGTAGGATATGTCATAAAAACATTTATATCATTCATAGAAAAATAAGACAGTCCAGGATGATTATGTACTATCTCCAATGTTCGTTCATCAGAAGAAACTAATAAATGAAATGTATCTGAATCACCTAAAAAGTCTACACTATCCTCTGTCCCTTTTACAAAATTTGTCGGTGTCTTCTCGGTGTTAGTTATTTTTCTTAGTGCTAAGACTTCATTACTATTATTGTACTTCTTTGAATAGGATAATAATTCTTGTCTTACAAGCATCGACTCATGGGCTTCATCCTCTGTATACCCTGTTGGCCTAACATTTTTTATTTTGTTTATAGCCTGGCTTGTAATATTTACTTTATTTCCTTTTTTGTGTTGCTCTATTTGAGTATTAAAATCAATACTCTTCCACTCATCAAACCTTAAACTATGTTCTCCATTTGCTAAGCCATCTAGCCACTTCTCATATTCCTTACGGTCTGAATGTGGTGCCGTTGCACAATGACAATTACTAGTCACAATTCCATTTGCGATATATAATGTACTTAATGAGGAGGCATCATAAACATGACCAGAATAAAAACACCTTTGAATGTCGATGATATCATCAATCTCTATCAAAGTGGCAAAGGTATCAGAGAGATATCGAGAATTGTTCATAAGAGAGGAGAAACTGTTAAAAAAGTTCTCATTGAAAATGGAGTTACTTTGAGAGTTCCTGTTAACGCTAGAAAGGCTGAGATTAATAAGACTGCCATTATCGCTGATTACACTTCCGGCATGAGTTGTTTGGCTGTTGCCAATAAGTATGAAGTCAGTCGCAGGGTTATTCATAGAATACTTAAAGAGTCGAGCATCGTAATCAGAGGCTCTTCGGAGGCTAATAAGATCTCTGCTAGTTGCAGAACTCCGGAAGAAAACGCTGCCCTTGTCAAATCTGCCCATGAAGCCATCAAAGGCAAGACCTATTCTAATGAGGAGCTTCGAAAGAGAGCCATCTCTAGACAAAACACTTTCTCTTGTTTCACCAGTCCCTATGAGAAAGCTATCGCTAATGAACTTACTCATAAGGGTATTGATTTTATCCCCCAATTTGCCATCGACAAATATAATATTGATTTTGCTATTTGGGATAACATCGCCCTTGAGGTCTATGGAGGCGGCTGGCACACAACAGGTCGTGCTGCCTTGCGCTTCGATGACAGAAGCAAAAAGATTTTCGATAGTGGACGTTCGATTGTTATCTGTTGGTGCACCAATAGTTCTGCTTTCAATGCAGCCGCGGTAACAGAATACCTTATCACCCTTAACAAGATTCTTTGCTCTGATCCAACCTCGAGATGTAGGCACTATGTGATTGGGGGTGACGGTAACGTTTCTACCATTGGCAGTGACAAACTTAATTACATCTCCTGAATAATCACTCTTTGTAATAGCCTCTATGCCAGGGGCTATTATTTCTGTATCAGGTAAAACACAATTTGGATGCATAGGTGGAGCGTTCTTGCCTATTTCCATGTCTTTAAGCTTGAATGTTTTGCCATCCATTTCTTTACATAATGGGCACACATCCTTTAAGCTACAGGCTATATATTCATACTCATCTATTCCGTTTGATTCGTAAGATTCTGCCTGCGCTTGCGTTTGAACTCGTGCTATTTCTGTTCGCAACAATCTTTCTGCATTGCATCTTGATACATCAAATTTCTTTCTAATCTGAGGAATGAATTCTCTTGGATTCTTGCCTTGGATTAATGCATTAGATAGAACACTGGATAAACTGTTTTTTAACTGTTCTTGATTGACCCAAATTCGTTCTGAAAAGGTTGCGTTCTTAAAAGATGAATCTGCTACTGTTTTGGCCATCTTCGCATTATCAATCACTGTATCACCTAAGATAGAAGCATTACGTTTGATCTCTTCTAAATAGGCTCCTTCTAGCTTATCACCAGTATACGACTTCAATTCGTCATGGCCTGCCACAAGCTCTAATCCAATGTTTGCTTTTAAAAGTTCTAGACGATTGACTTTCATTGCAAGGTTATAAAGTCTCATCTGTTCATTGGCTTCATCTGAAAAGTTCTTTTCCTTTACATACTTCTTAGCTTTTCTTTGATATGCTTGGATATCTATGTTAGAAACTCTCTTTTTGGCTTCTGCCATAGTGATGTTTTCTTTATTGGCATAGCGAGTAAAAAAGGATTCGATTTCCTTTTCAACCGAATCCATCATGTTTGCATATATTTCTTGTATCTCATCCGCATATTTCTGCTCATCTTTTAAACGTTCCTTTTTCCATTCAAGCTCACGATCTCGCCAATATGTTTTACTGCTCATCGTTTTGTGAATCCTCATTATTTTGGAAGATTCGGTTTTCAGTTTCTACCATATCATTCTCATCTTCCTTTTTGATACGTTCCATCTCGGCATTCGTATCTTCAACTGCCGAGATAAACGACAACTGGGTTTCGTGAGACACGATTCCTGATAATTGTGCAGCAGTCTGCGCTTCTTCTAATAAGTTTGCAGGATAGTTTTGTGTAAACTTGTATTCAACCTCAAGCCAGTCGTCTTCAGAACGATGTGTGATCGCATTACTAAATAAGACTCGATATCTACGATTCATTCCAGATGTGAACTTTCGCTCTTTCGCCTTTGCCAGGTTTGACATAGAAAGAAGTTTATATCTCAATGCAATACCTGATGACGTTCCAAAGTTCTCATCATTAATATTGGCTACCATTGAGTTTTGGAAGATTAAACGCTCTAATCTGTTGATCAGATTTTCCTGTGTTGCATCTGCATTTGGCTTTGACATGAAATCAACTACAATTCCATCACCACTTCCATCCATTGACTCAAAGTTAATTGTTCGATTGTCACGAATGTGTACCAAATCTGAATCTTCTACTTTCGGACCTAAGATTTTTAAATAGGCATCTGCAAAGTAATCAACATCATTTGCTTTTTCTGACATTGCCTTGTTATAGGCATTAATCAAACTGTATGTTGATTCAAAAATAGACATACGTTCTTCATTCTCAATAAATTCGGTTGCAGGAATATCGTTGAATCCATGCTCTATGCCATTAAACACATGAAGGCCACCTTTATCGTTGAACTCATACTTATATGTTTTATCATAGATATATCCACGCATAACCTCGTCTACAATCTGATATGTTACGAAATATCTAGGTTTCTGAACTGTTGATTCATCATAAACCATAAAACCTTCTCTTGGATCTAAATAGGTAATCCCTAAATTTCCGTAATCATCATTAAAATACAATTCATATCCTTTTCCAAAAACACTACAAATCTTAGATAGTTCTGCATTGTTGTCGTCCTGATCATTGTATTTATCTAGCAAGTTGATATAATCATCAATTTCTTTTTTCTTAGATGATACTTTGATTGGAACGCCAATAAAAAAACCGTTGAATGTATCAACAATGTATTTTGCAAAGTTGACCACCACACGGTTATCAGGTTTATAAGATTCTTTGTCAGCTTGATGTAAGATCGGATAATCTCCAATATAGGCATCATATAGTTTTTTATACCTATCTGTTATTAACGATTTATGTTTTGTTATCAATCCATTCAACACTTCAATATTAATGATGTCTTTATCATCAGATAGCTTAAATATCGTATCCGGTTTAATAATGTATGCGTTCATTAAATACCTCCTTTAAATGTCCTTAATTTAACTCGTCCAAATGTGTATTTTTCAACTGCATATCGCATTGCATCCATTAAATGGTTAAAATCATCAATTGGACGATTTATTTTGTTTCCTAATCTATCTTCATCCCATGTATAGTTACCAATTTCAGTTATGAAATTAACACATCTAGGATGAATGATAATTTCGAAATCTTGAATATACTGAATTCCATGTGTAATGGAATCTTTTCCTTTTTGCGATTTCTCAACACGAAGACCATACCCCCTAAGCTCATCAATAGACTTAGGTTCTGCACAGTCTGCCGTGAAAGACTTCTTTTGATAATGTGAGCTTTCAATCTCTTCATAAAGCCTTTTATTAGAAAGGCCTTTTTTATAAATTTCATCCCAAACATAGAGTTTCTTATGTTCTGTATCAATGAAACCTATAAAAACTGCAGCAGGGTCATTTGTATAACCGAAGTCAATACCATTTACAGAATCACAGTTGATGACTTGATCTAGTGTAAATTCTTCTTCTTTCCAATTCTCATAAACCAATCCATCAACAATACCCCAATTTCCTAATCCAGCAACTTGATATCGCCTAGGATTTTTCTCCTTCATGTTATCGAACAATCTTAAATCGGCTTCATCTAGCCATTCATTACACTTATAATTGGTTGTGATGGCTAGTATATCAGGGTCGTTCTTAACATCAAAGAATCTTTTTTTAAGCCAGTGATGTTCATTCCATGGGTTGAATGTAATCATCCATTGCTTCCAAAGATAAGGTGGTAACTCACCGCGAATCGACTCATCCAATGTATCAAAGTCTTTTTCGCTCGTTATTTCATAAGCTTCTTCGAGCCATACCCAACATAGAAACCCGTAATCTACAGTAATGGATGTTATTTTTAACGGATCATCAAGCCCTCTAAAGAGAATCTTTTGCCCAGTTGGAAGATATGTTGCTTCTAAAGGTGAATACTTAAATTCCCATAAGTGTTCAACCTCTAATCTTCTTGTTGCCCATTTTAAATCCGTGAAGCACGAATCTTTAAGCGTTCGATAAGTCTTACGCACAACTAATGTATTCGACTTATCATACTTCATCATGTTGTAGATGATGCGTAATGCAGTTGTTTTTGACTTCTTAGAAGCACGAGAACCTTTGCATGCAGCATAACGTCCTCTGAAGTTCCAATAGGATTTATATCCTTTTCCTACTATTTTAGGCAACTTGATAGATTTAGTCTTCAAGCTCATCCTCTCCTTCAAACTTAGGGACTACGATTTCTGTTTGAACTTTGTCTGTAAACAGTGAATATCTTTTCCCAAGTAATTCCGCAGCTTTATTTGCATCAGAAAGCTTTGCAGGAATCTCAACGATTTGAGGCACCTCTTCTTTGACTGTTTTCTTTCTCGGCTTTCCATCTCCTGTATCTACATACTCTGAATGTTCTTTTGTCAACGTTACAACAACAGATTCCTTCATTTCTCGTCGCATTACTTTTGTGAGGTATTCCATGACTTCTTGAACATCTGCTATCTTTCCCGAACTGACTTTTTCGAGTTGTTCATCGGTATAAGCTTTGATGTTAGCTTTTGTTAGCAATTTTGAAGCACATGCCCTTGCAGCACCATCTGTTTTTACATGTGGATATGCAACTTTATATGCCCTTGTCGCATTCAGATCAATCAAATACTCGTCTACAAATAATTTCTGCTTTTCTGTCAACTTAGCCATAGAATTCCTCCTTTCATTATTTTGAAATTAAATATCTGTCTTAATGCCCTTTCCATCCTTTTCTTGGTGAGCCAGCTCCTCTTACCCACAATTGATCTACTTCTTTTGCTATTTGTCTTTTTCGACGACGTTGTTCTGAATCTTTATTAGCTAAATCTCGGCTTGTAAGCTTTTGTACTTTATAACCCATAGATTTTGCCCTAGAAGCTATATCGGATAAGGTCCTAGGAATTTCCCTGCTTCCACTATCAGCAAATGATGCCCCAGAAAAAGAAAATACTTTCTTCCCTTTTTGCCTATACTCAAATACAGTTCCATCTCCTGTGGTAACAGTTAAACCAACTGTCCCCCCCGATTTACATATTGTCCTCTTCCACCCATAAGTAAATTTCCTCCTTATTCATGTATAAAAAAAGCACCTTGAATTAACAAGATGCTTAGATAGCATTTAAAATTTAAATTGATATTTTTTAACAAATCGAAAAGGCGCTCCGATTCGAACGGAGGTTTCCTCAGTGCATATCGTTTTGTGATATGCATACATCAAAGTGTAATCACCCCTATACGACTACCTTTTCTTATTTTTATTTAACCATAAGCGTTTTACACGGTCAACCATTTTCCTTTCCTCTGCAGTCAAGTTTGTGGCACCTTTTTTCCCGTCACGTTCAGAATGATAATAGCCATGATGAGTATGTGGCTTCATATTTTGATGATCATGTGTTAAATCAATCTGTTTTGTACGTTTATTTGAATTGTCATAATAAGAAATTGATGAAATTTCATCTTTATCATTTACTGTGGCATATACTCGCCCTCTGGTCATTGTTTCCATTGGAGCTTTTGCATTACTAGCATTGACTTGCTTCACAAATTTAATATTACCACTTTGATAAACCGTATTGTATTCACTCCCATAAGGTTTTCCACTGTCACTGACACCACTACTTGCTCCTCTACCGCCCATGTTTTCTTGCCCTCTCTACGACTTTGTTTTTATAATAAATAACTTTTATACCTTTGAAATCATGTTCAATAGATTGGCCATAAATTAGAATTGCAGTAGGCTTAAGTTTATCGATCATGTAATCTACACCATCTTTCCAAATGGATCTTGCATATTCATCCTTGATACATCCAATAGTTGAAATTGCTACAACTCCTCCTGGTTCGATACCATCAAAACAGAATGTGTATGTTTCTCTTTCTGCCCAGGAAACTTTTGGAATCACACATATTCCTTGACTCTGAAGATAATGTCCAATTAATCTACTTCTATAGATATTCCATACTTTCATAGCTCTAGGCATATCCATATATAGAGAAAAATCTGGTGTAAGAACACAGTCATACTGTTTTAAGACATTCACATATCGTTCAGGAGTGTTCCAAATGCGTTCAAACTGATAATCATCAATAAACATATGAATTCCAGATTGATAATTCTTTGAAGAAATTGCTTCATTGAATCCAATTAACTCATTAGGAATATGAAGTGTCTTTTTAATAACAGGCATCTCAAATGGACCGTCTATTTCATATGGATCATATAAATCTAGATTGTATTTCTTTATTGTCAATTCTCTTCCTGGCATGGAACACCTCCTTTCTTGCATAAAAAAAGCCAAGACCTCTGTCTTGACATAATTTCTTATAATATTAGTTTACCACTTATTCAGGTACACAGTGTGCACCAATATAATAAAAGCCCATTTACCGGCTATATATGGACTTATTCTTTATATATAATATTATTCTAATTAGATTGTATAGTTAATCTTGTTTGATTTCGGATCAACATAAAATCTAAAAGCTTTCTTACCGTAATCTTTTGCGTAATACGTTACGCCATCACGTGTAAAGTGAGTACAAAAAATAACTTTTTGTTGCTTCATATTACATTCCTCCTTTCACAATCTTGAAAGGAGCGTCGCAAAATGATACAATTCAATTGATCTATTGAAGAGTTTAGCCGCATTTTGTGTGCTCATCTCAAGATTTTAGAATCAAGTTGCAGCTTGATTCTTTTTTTATATTCAATGTTCAAAAAAAGCTGAACATTCAATATAGTCTATTTTTTAAAATTTTCAACTTGTATCTTTGCACATTGCCAAGATACTTTACAATTTTTCACGATATCATTTGCACCCATATTTTTTACTAAATCCATAGGAACTAAAAGCTCAGCTGCAAATGTATTTGCTTGCCATTCCGGGTTTATATAGAACGGAATTTCTTCGTTTGCTCTTGCAAAACGAATGTGATTCGCCGTATGGAAAAGGTAATGAAACAATTCATGCGCTAACGTGAATCTAGATCTCCCGTCTCCATTAATTGCTTTTTCGTAAACGTCTGACCGCACTACCATCTCATGAGTATCAGGATATGTTATAGCGTAATGTCCAGGTGTGATTTCATCTGGCTCAACAATACTCAGAGAAAATTCTTCATCAATTGTTGGCAACACAACATCAAGAAACTTAACTATCGGAAAACAATATCCCTTAATATTGAAAATTTTTCTAAGTCTTTTAGCAATTAATCGAATCTCATTTCTTGACAAACCATCCGCCTGGCACATTGTACTCATAAGCAACTAATCCTCCTTTAATACTTTTTCAATAGCTTTGATTTGATTCTCTGATAATGAATCAAACTTTCGAGCAAAAGCATTGGCTAAGCCCGCTAAATCAGCATCTTTCCCAATCAGATTTATATTCACGTTCTGTTTAGATAAATCCGCTGCTTTTTCCAGATTTTCTATCTCATTCTGTGAAAGACTGTATAAAGAAGTTAATGAACTAATAAAAGATTTTGGAATTGCTTTTTTTCCATGCTCAATCGCAGATAAATACGATGATTTCACACCTAAACTATCCGCCATTGTTTTTAATAGTTCTCCTCGATCTAAACGAATTTTTCTGACTTCCTTCCCAAACGCTGTAAGCATAAAGCAGTCCTCCTATCATTTCTCTAATGTCCATAGATATTATCTCATAAAAAATTAATATGTCAACTTTTTAAAGTTATTATTTTAACTTTGTATGGGTTAACTTTTTTACACTAAACTGTGTATCTCATTTCTTATATGTTTCCATAACCCTTTTCTAGAATATCCATATTTATCGGCTACATCATATGTATTCATATTCCAGAAGTATAGATCAAACAAAATATTCTGGTCTCGCAAAGATAAAAGTTCGATTGCTCTGCATTCATTTAACCGCCTACGATAATAGTTTATTTCTTCCACTTTTAAAGTTTCTTCTTCCATCATCCCTAAAGGACTTGTATAACTACCATGAAAGGTCGGCATAGGAGCATTTGATTTCTCCTGCTCCTTTGTCAACCTAATTGGATTATGGCTAAGTCCTAGCATTTTATGATTCAGAACCTCTAGTTCCTCGTTCAATTCAATAATTCGATGGCAGCAATAGTTTGCCGACTTCAAATCATTCAACATTTGATTTACTTTTAATTTGTTCATTTTGCCCACCTACTTCTTCTTTGCGACAACTGACCCTCTGTGCCAGCTCCTCTTCCCCACTACGATATCTTCTCTCGTTCGCTTTTTCTTGGTGTTTCTTATACTCTTTTAGCCCAAAATTCTCACGTTCTAATTTGACGATGTAATTCGTAATTTGTTCTAAGCATGATTCCATAGAAATAAATCTGGTACTAAACCCTATCAGATCCCATATCTTTCTATCTAAACGAGCACATGCTTCTCTTACAAATTCATCATGAATGTCATTTATATTTTCGACTAAAAAAACTTTCATCATTTCACATCCTTTAAATACTCAAACTCTTTTAGCAGCTCATCTTTTGTTTGCTCAAACTTTGATTCGATTTGCTTTTGCACATCAATCTTCGTTTGTTTGAACCATTTCTTTTTGAATTTAACAACAGATTCTCGGTAAGTCTTTTCACTATAATCACAAGACTGCCACCATTCTAAATCGTGTAGCAAATCAACTAAATCTTTCATCATATTATCTAATTGTGAATCAAACATTCTTCCAACATATTCATCTTCGATTCTGCAATACATATAGTTATAACTTCCACCACTCATTATTTTATAACCTCGCAATTGTCTAAAATATCTCCAATTTTTTTATTATCATCAATGCCTTTAAAATATCCTTTTTCCTTCATCCCGCTTAAAGAATTAAATGCATTAAAACTGTATATATCTGAATAGCTTTGTAATAAATCATATTCAAACTGGCTCAATTTGTATGTTGGCTTTTTGTATGGACTTTTTAGCCATTCTTTAATCTTTTCGTTGCATCCATGTCCTGTACTAAATCCACAATTACAACAACCAACACCACTGCATTGATGAGGCTTTCCATCGACTAGTGCAAAACAGTAGCCGGAAACTTCTATGATTTCATCTTTGTAATGCTCATAATTAGTTTCTGCTTTTTCTTCAAAATGCTCTTCCGCTAGTTTAGCTAAAAAGTCCAAATCTTGAGTAAATTGTTCTTTTATGTGCGCAGGATGGTTTGATGCTATACAAAAATCGTACATTCTCATTATTGCATCTTTATATTCTTCTTTTGTTGCCATTTAAATTCACCTCCTAATTCATCTATTTGCTTTTGAATAGCTAATATTTCTTTGATGCTTAAAATATGTGGATGACATCCTTTTAAATCAAAATAATGTGCTTCATAAGTTTTTTCTTTTAAATCAAACTGTATTTGACATAAACCAGTTCCTCTAGGCTTTCTATACAAAATAAAACGTTCATTTAGTATTCTTTCTCTTTCATAGCCTAATCTTTTAAACATTCCTTTAGCACTTATTTTCATGTTCTAATTTTTCCTTAGCTTCTTTATAAAATTTTGCTTTTTCATACAATTGTTTAGCAAGTCTACTAACACGTTCATACGTGTTATCCGTGCCCTTCCAATTGATATAAAGAACATTGATATATTCGATTAGCCAATCTTTTGTCATTCTTTTTAAAGTACTGTTTGAATACATCTTAAAATATAAGAAATCGAATGAATTACCATCTAATGGATGTTCTTCTTCAAAAATGTATTTATATTCTCTCAATCTTTTATCCATAGCTTTCGCTTTACGTTCAATGTAATCTAGGCAATCTTTAACATCCTTATCATCGCCCACCATTGAATCTAAATATTCGATACACTCACAAATTGTCATTTCATCTTGTTTCATTATCTTTCTCCATATATGCCTTAGGTAACGGCATCCATGCTATAACTTTAAGGTTGTTGTTTCTTTTCTCGTCATACCACTCTCCATCATGCGTATATGATGTTTTAACAACTCTATTACCGTTCTTAAATTCAACAGTTACAATCACTATATTTGATGTTGTTCTCCAATATTCCCTTTCCCATTTATCTGTTCCATGCCAATGAGCGAATATGCTATCGTGCTCCTCTGGAAGTCTTTCAGAAACAGGAATCCACTCAAATGAATCTGCTTTATCAACTAATTCTTGCAAAATATTTCTTGATTCCCAACAGAAATCTCCTGCGGTTCTCGGTTCCCAATATCCGTCTGCTTCTTCTTCTATGATTGTGCTCACAATTCTGTCTAACGCTTCTTGGTATTTATTCATAGCCTTGTAACACCTCAATTCCTAACTTTTCATATTCTTCTTTAATTAATTCTTTGTAATCCTCATAACATTCATCAGAACTACAAGCGTCTTTAGCGTGATAATAAGTAGTTTCTTCAATATCTTTATTTCTCAACAAATCAAAAAATAAATCATCTAAATCTCCACCATAGTTGTATATTTCTTGTGATAAATCATCTTCACAATAAATATTTCCGTTGTATTCGTATTTTTTATTCATACGCCTTTATCTCCCTTTTTAAATCGTCTATAGCTTCTTTAACGAATTTTAAATCCATATCATAGTCGCTAACTAAATCTGCCATTCTACAGTTTGAATAACCTTGTAAAGCTCCTTCTAATGTAGAGTGAAAGGAAATTGATTTCTGAATTTCCTTTACTTCACCATTTTTGCTAGTTTGAATTGCATATTGAATTAGCGTATAGCTTTTTCCATCGGATGTAATTCCGTATCCATTCTTTAAATTAATCATTTTATTTCTCCTTTAAACTAGCCATAAAATCATGAGTACAATATAGTGCAAGATTTGGTCTGTTTTATAATCAATCTTCTTATATCTTGCTTTTAACAAATCAATAATCACATGAGTTGCAAATACAAATAGCAACTTTAACGAAATACCAAACAGGAAATAAAACGGAACACAATACAATGCACAATGTACGAACATATGATACAAATTATCTCCTTTTGACTTTGCAATAAAATCACACTGTAATACATAATCCCCAATTAAATGGCATAAAATTAATTTAATCATTTAAACTCTCCTGTTTTCACATATTCTAGTTGCTCAATAACTTCTTTGAATAATTCAATATCTTTAATTGTCATTTGTTTCTCCTTTTACTTATTACTATCATTTAAACCTTTTGTAGCGGTCATAATACCTAGTGATACTGCCGTACAGACAAGATCATCTAACATTACAGATAAAGCAAATTTTATGTTTTCATCTTGGCAAGCAGATTGAATGCCTTTGCGCATACTTGAACGAAGATGTTCAAGTCTTTCATCGATTTCATAAACATCAGAACCTCTAACGCAGTTTATTAATATTGCTCTTGGTGGGTACTTATTATTTGTCATATTTCTTAATCTCTCTTTCTAAATACCATTTAGCTTTTTTCAAATCTTGTAATTCAGTGCCTTTAAACGGAGCACGTGATACATATTTGATTACATTTCCTAAATTAAAATTAAGGTCGTGTGATTCAATGTATTCAATCGGCTCTATTCCATGTTGATAATGTTGAGGATGATTTACCATGTCGATTTCATCATTTGCAATTTCTTCTTTTGGCTTGAAACAATCTTTTGCTTTTAAACGTGCCATTGTTCCAGGCTCAAAGCGATGTTTGCATTCACAACAAGGAGCGTCTGATTCACCTAACCATTCGTAATAACATCCATCACATCCTTTATATTCAGTTGTTGGTTGCTCTTTTTTTGGCTCGAATTTATCTTCTGACATTTGATAAGCTAAACTTACTCCGCCCATTCGCTCCCTGCAGTATTTACATGGTTCATCCAATTTAGATGAATATTCATATTTACATTTATTACATTTGCTCATTGTTTATACTCCTTTAGAACAATTGTGTTTCTACGTTGGACAACATCTTTTCTTTTGCTTCGTTATAAAAGCTCTTTTTAATTTCAAATCCATAACAACTTCTTTTTAATTCAGCACAAGCTCTAAGTGTTGAACAACTGCCAGCTACTGGGTCAATAACTACATCTCCTTCATCTGTATAAATCTCAATCAACTGTTTCAACAGATTTACTGGCTTTTGCGTTGGATGGATCTTCGGTATTTCTTTGCCATCACGCTCAAATTCAAACCAATCCTTAATCATTTTTCCAGTGCCTTTAATTGGCTTTCCATCTTCTCCGATTTGTCTACCATTTCTAAATTTTGGTAATTTATCACGCCACAACACTAAAGCACATTCAGTAGCTCCAACAATTCGCATGTTTGCCTTCAACACCTGCGACGATGATTTTTTCACAAAGAATAACGGCTGCGTATGGTTAAAGCCAAATTGCTTTGAATATTCTGTGATTTCATTCAATTGTTGCCAGCTGCAGAAAATAATCATGCATGGAGCTTGTCCCTTTTCTTTAGGTTCTTTCTTTAATAATCGAGTACAAAAATTGAAGAAGTTGTATATTTTAAAATCTTTATCAGTATCAAAGAATTCACTATTAGCCTTCTTTGATTCTCCGTTTTTATTGTCCCCCCCCACGTACCAATCACTTCTAGATCCATATGCATTTTTTCCAATGTTATATGGAATATCTGCGATGATTAGTTGGGCACGTGGGATTTGATATCTTTTAGCATTTTCAAAGTGATCATTGAATAATTCAATCTTCACTCGATTTTGGTGTTCACTCATTTGGTCCTCCTTAAAACAATGTTTCTTGTTCATACTTTTTACCATTGCACGTAAATACTTTGGATTCATCAAAACATTTAACTAGCTCGTTATAATTGCTTGTGAACGTCCCATCATAAGCAACTCCGTTTATCACTGTATGATAATCAAGATCAATTTTTTCATCTTCGACTATTCTTTCAAAAACTAATGCGTGCTCGTAATCTATATAAAACTCAGCATTTGGAAACACTCGCTTTATATACTTATCCGCTTCTTTTAATTCGTGGTTTTTGAAGAACGAAGCAAATCTTCCGTAAACGTTATTTATCAACATATTCTCCAATGTATAGCTCTCCCTTGATAACATACACATTCTTGTAGTTTTGCTTTGTTACCCCTAGAAAATCTTTGCCAGGCTTCTTAAAAGCTAATTTCCCATCCGTTGTACAGTATTTATATTTTCCGTCATCACATCTTTCAACACCAAGCATTACCTCGTCATCATATCTTTTGGCAATCATTTAGAATGGCATCCCTTCGCCCAAATCATCATTATTAGGATATGATTGGTAATTTACTTGATTTGTAAATGGTACTGTTTGCGGTTGGTTAAATTGATTCACTTGATTCTGATTTGCTTGATTCTGATATGCTTGTGTTTGTGGCATTGTCGCATTGTTTAAAGCCAATTCTACGTCCATAACATACACGCTAGTCTTATACACTTTCTGATTCTCTTTGTTCGTGTATGAGCTTTTTTGAAGCTTTCCGTCAACTGCAATGTGTTGTCCTCTAAATCCATATTGATTAATATGTTCTGCATTTTCTCCCCAGGCAGTACAATCGAAGAAATATTTACGTTCTTGTCCGTCCTTCCCTTTTTCTTTAACTTCAATTGAGAAGTTGCAAAGGCTTTGTCCTGCAGCAGTTTTCTTTAAAACAATATCGCTACCGATTTCACCTGATAAAATCACTCTGTTCATTTCTTTTCAACTCCTTATCTAAACAAATTCAACACCTATTGAATTAGGTCTGATTCCTTCTATCATCTGATACATATGTGATCTAGAAATGAAATTCTTTCTAGCACACTCTGAAATTGAGCTATAGACTGTATCGCCTATTCTTACTTTCTTCTTGTTTCTCAATCCTTGAGTCTGAGCTAATTTGATAACTCTTAGGTTTTCGATTTTCATTTCACCATCCCAAACAACAGAATCGTTCTTTTCTATTTCCCCAACGAAAGCTTTGTAAGCTTCAAACAGTACATTCAAGTATCTTCTGCCTTCTTTAAAGTTCACTGCAACTCTGTATATTGAGTCCGTTTCCTTTTTAGCCTTCATTTCTTTTTGATTTCCTTTTAGATCAACGGAAACAACTCTTAAATAACTTGTGATGTAATATCTGATTCCTGTTTTACTTTCACCGATTAGTTGGAATTGCTCGTCATCTTCACTTGTAGGCTTTCTTTTATCTTCGCCCAAGTCAATCGGAACGAGAATACATCCTTTATAGGCTTCCTCGTTTCGTACCATTTTAGTGAACTGAGCGTTTGTAATGTCCAATTCTCTCATAACATCTTTGGCATCTACGATTCCACGTACATTTGATATATCTCTTTTTTCCAGCATGTAATATTGCACTTTTGCCCCTCCTGTTTATTTCGTCTCCTCGAAGCCTAAGTAATCACCACTGTAATCACCCGTGTAATTACTCAATTCAAACTTCTTCTCTAGTTCTCTAACTTGATACACTAGACTTTTGTTTTCATTTGCCAGTGTTCTAATCTTTCGCCTGTATTCCTCATATTTGTAGATACATTTACAAGCCTTATCTTGTTCTTCCTGAATTCTTTTTCCAACAAATAGGCTATATAGAAGAAGTGTTGCAGCACTTCCCCACATAAACCCACAAATCCAATTAATCATTTAATCACCTTTCTATGCTCTTAATATTTCCCTTCTCACCCTGTTAAATTCTTTCATCAAATCTTCATCGGATTGATTGTTTTCTTGTACATAGAATTTAGAATCGAGTTTGACAGGATTGTTTTTATTTCTTTTTGTCCATTCATCATGCACCCATTTCTGAAGCACAAGTGAATGGTTATTGTAACTCTTTCCACTCGTTTCAATGTATTCATCAAGAATCTTTATATGTTCATCCAAAGATGATCCATATAATTCAACCAAGTGTGTGTGTTCTTTATCAGTTAGTAAAACGTGCTGATATTCTCCGTATTTGTATTTGTGTGTATATACATCTTTTTTATTATTAAATGTATTATTAATATCTTTATTATTAACTGGGAACTTTTCTTCACCAGGGGTGGTGAATTTATTTTCCTGGGGGTAGTGAACATTTTTTCCTGGGGTGGTGAATTTATTTTCACCACCTATAAACAACTTTCTATGCTCAATTTCTTTCGTTCCTTCTTTATAGTTAACCATTCGTACAATGTACCCTTTATCAACTAATTGGCTAACCCATTTTTTAATCGTTCTATCTGATACATGATAAAGTTCTGCGAAATATTGATTAGATGCCCAACAATATCCTTTTTCGTTGCATAATGCAGTGATTTCTCCATATAACAATTTTGCGTTTGGAGCTAAATCTTTATCGTATCTTACGTTTGCTGGAATAATCGCATAATACGCTTTTTGTTGTTCTTCCATTCATCACACCTCCTAACTAACATTCAGTTCCGATATATTTAGTATGGAATACATAAGCGACCGCAAACGCTTGCCATACGTCTTTCTTGAATCCGTAGAAATATCCAGGCTCTTTCTTTGTTCCTTTTCCTTTGTTGGGAGTATCTTTAGCGAACAAATCAATCAGAGCTTGAGTGATATTACTGTCTTTCGCCTTCATAGAGTTGCATAGAAACATTTTTTCTTCTTTCCTATATACAAATTCCACTTCCCACAAAAGTTTCAAACAATGCTCTTTAAATCGCCCTATCCACACACACGTATCAAATACAGATGCACCAACTGGCATCCCGTATGAGGCAATCATTTCAATAGCTACATAACGAATATCGTATGTAAGCTTGAAACGAGTAAGTAATCTCATCAATTCAAGATTCTCAACTTTTCCTTTTTCTAGGACTTCACTTAAATCGTCTGTAACAACCACATATGCACTTTCTATATTTCCTGGATCAATACCAATGAAAGCCATATTACGCACCTCCAATCTCAAACTTAGTAGCATCCATCTTTTTCTTTTCTGAATTCATCTTTGCTTCAATACTTTCATATGCAGTTTTGAAACGCTTTAAATCTGAATCATATTTAGCAAACTTAGTTCTTTCCTCAGCTACTTTTTGACCTGCTAAAGCTTCAAAATATTTAATGCTAGGTGCTTTCCCATCATGGTCACGTTCCCAAGTACTTCTTTCGACATAGATAGCTTGATTCATTTTATTTTCAATGTCCGCTTTAAGAATGTTTGAGCTTTCTTGTAATCTAGCTATCATTTCACCAATCAGAAACATTTGATTTGCGAGGTTTTCAACGTTTAATGCCATTTCCATTACTGTTTCTGCATCAGAGATATAAGCATCAACTAAGATTGAAAGTTGTTCTTGGATTTCTTCGTCTTTCCAATGTTTAACTTTAAATGGGTTGTATTTATACAATAATTCATTTTGACTTAGCATATTTCACCTCTGATTTATCAATATTTCCATAGATACGTTCTAAATATCGTTTGGCAATGCCTAACATTTTTTCTCTTTTAGCACTCTGATCTAAAAGATTGTGACACCTTCTACACACTGTAATGATGTTTTTTTCTGTGCCAAGTCCCCCTCTTGATCTAGGAATAAGATGTGCTTCAGGGAATGCGAAGGGAGAACCGCAAAATATACACATTCTCCCATCTCTTTCCCATACAGTGTCTTTAACTGATTTAGGAATATCTGTAGCTTGGCTACGTTTTGATTTATACAAGACTTACACCTTCGGATTGTTCCTGATATGTTGGTTCTTGATATACTTGAGTTTGTTCAATCTGTTGAGTTTCTTCGTTATCGAAATAAACAGGTTGAGAACTTACATCATCTTTAAATGACATATCCGTTTCAATTGCAGTTTGCATTTCAATACTCATGATTCCCCATTTAGAAATCAATTGACGTAAGATGGTTTTGAAAGCCATTCCGTCAAAATCTTTTTCCCAAAATGTATATCCTTTATGTGCTGCATACCCTTTTGAGTATTTCTGAGCGTGTTCTTCCATTGTTTCTTTTGACCAGTACATTGATTTAGTAAAACCATTAGTCAATTCAAACATTCCGTAATATCCAATTGTAGGAGCTTTCTCACGTTCTAATGGATCAGTAATAGCTCTTACTTCAATGTCTTCTGTAAATGGGTTATAGCTAAGTAATTCGCCCTCTTTGACGGCAACAACATTGATTTTCTTGTATTGACCTGAACGAATAGCTAATTGAAGATATCCTTTATAACCCAACTGGAATGTAGCAACTGTACGATTGTTTTTAGTGTCATTAAACGGAACCATATAGTAATGCCCTAATTGAGGACTAGGAGATAAGTTTAACGAATCTCCTACGATACCTGCACTAACGATTGTTGCAAAGTCACATTTCTGTAATTGTTTATTTGTATTTACTGCACTAATGATAGATGCCACGAATTTTTTACCTCTCGTTGCACTGCCTAAAGTTTTTGAAATATTTGCAAGTACTGCATCAGATTTTACATAAGTTGCAAATGTTGTCTGAGGTTTCTTTGTGATGTTGTTTTGTAGCATGTTAACACTCTCCCTTTTCTAAAATTGTTACTTTCACATCGTGTTCTTTAATAAATGCATTTAAAATTGGATTAAATGCTTGTAGTTCTTCCCTAGGGCCTTCAAAACGGAATACACAATATCTTCTTCCACTTGATTGAACTTGAGCTTCTACATTGCTCTGAACATTGTTCTGAGGAACTGCTGCTTGATTCATAGCTTGTGCTTGTTTAGATTTTTCAATCTGAGCATCCACCTTAGCTTGAAGTTTTGCTTTGGCTTCCTTGATTTCATTGATACGTTCTGTTGCTTTAGATAAATCCAATGTCTTACAGAACAATTGGATTACTTGTTCTGCCTGTAGTTCATCATCAGGTAAAGAAGCTTCGATAAAAGATAATTGTTCTTCGGCTTTCAAGAACTTGTTATTCAACGATTCTTCAATTTCTTTGTTCTTAACGGTTTTGTTCAAATATCTTTCCTCAAATACAAGATCGAATGGATATTTATCATTCGTCATGTTTGTCCATAGTTCTTTGATTTGATTTTTCTTTAATTCTTTTTCTGCGTTATCAACATCATTGATTCCAGCACCCAATTTATCTGAAGCAGCTTTGATAGTTTTTTCAACTGCCATGATGTCTTTTTTATCTTGTAGCCATTGAGAGAATGCTTCATTCTCAACTTGCTTACGCTTATCAGATACAACCTTAACTAAGTTATTTAAAGCAGCTCTATCTGTTTTAGCTTGTTTGTAGTTGTTTTCGTCTACAATGTAATCGTAGGCTTTTAACTTTTCTTGAATTGCAGGTAATAAATCCGATGCATTGGTATAAACCTTTCCTTCCTGTGCCCTAACTTCTAAATTAAATTCCATGTTTTTCATCCTCCATTTTTTATATAGACAATGTGATAGGTGGTTCTATGTCATTAACAAAGTACGTATCCCATTTTTCTATCATGTTTTCTTTTAGATCGTTCATACTATCTAGTGCTTCTTCTTTACGATATGAACGCTCAATAATTCGTGCATCACCATCTGCAAATCTTAGTTCTGCACAGTAGATCACGAAATCAAAGTCCGTAACAATCAATCCTTCTAGTGTTTGGCAATAATAGTTATCGGGAACTGTTTCGTTTCCCTTACTTCCCCATTTCTGCAAACTCTGAGAATTGATTATCTTAGATGTTTTGATTTCTAGAATTCCTCTTTCTCCTGTTTCTTTGTTGTAAATCAATCCATCAGGACTGTATCTCAAGAACTCATGCTCTTTAGAAACCAATGTAACGTTGTCCACGTATTGCACATCCAACTCTGGATGCTTAGCTTGGAACAATGTCCTTAAACAAGGTTCTGCGGTGTTTCCATACTCGATAGCATCATTTGAAATTTGATGTGATCCAAACTTCTTGTCATGCCATAACTGATTCAATGTTTTCCATGGATTCAAATCCATGAAACACGCTGCATCCGAACCACCAATACCACGACCACGCTTTTTCAGCCATTCTTCATGGCTTACGTACTTTTCGACAGTGTATTTATCAGTGTCTTGATACAGATTCATTTTTTACCCCTCCTTTTAATACGTACTTGGCATATGATGTTTTATCTCCAAACCGATTTTTTGAAGTTTCCGTTTGAGTTTCAATGTCATATCCCAAATCTCTTAAATCCCAAATACGAGCACCTAAACGAGTGATTCCATACTCTTTAATTGCTTCTAAAGGAGTGATAGAACCATATTCCTTTAGGTGCTTGATAACTCTTTCTGTTTGTGTCATCTCACAAACCTCTAATGTACCAGTTTGCGAAAACTGTAAATGCGATAGCTAGTGCGAATAAAACAATTGAACATATATAATTGAATTTAGCCATTCCGTTTACCATGCTTGTCTGCTTCATGCTTCTAACTTTAGTTGCATAATGTGTTTCGTAAGAGTTGTTAGCAAAAGAAGGAAGCGTGATGCAATCACCTAATTCAACTGCTTTTTTCTTTGCGGTTGATCTAGAAGTAGGCTTCTTCGTCACGTTCTGCTTTGCAGAAGTCGTAGCAGTAGTCTTCATAACTGTACTCATCTTGTTCTTCCTCCTCCTCTTCTTCATCTTCATCAATAAATCGGTTATCTTGAATAACCCTTAAATCATCTACATCCATCAT